AGTTGGCTCCTTCCAGACCATCCACAGCACCCAGACCGCAAACCTTGTAGATGTTCGGGTAGATGTCGCCGCTGCGGGTGGAATACACTTTGCCTTGCCACTCCTTGTGCGATGACCACGGCGACCGCCCTGGCACATCACGCGCCCCGGCGTGGGCAGACACTTCATAATACGGCGTTTCCAAGTATTCCGCCGCTTGCTCTGTGTACTTACCGCACAGCTGCGATACGCCTGTCATTACTGCACGGCGGGCAGCTACGTCTACATGGTCACGGTGTCCGCTCTCATAGTCAACTACCTTTAAGCCGCTGTCTGCAAGCTGCTTTACCGCCGTTTTGATTGCCTGATTGTAGCTGATTGCACCGCTCTGGATTTGCATTGTAGCGTTATCCAGCGCCCATTGGTACGCTTTTGCAGGCGGGAGCATCGTCCGCCCAGCGTCTACCAGAAAGCCCATAGATGCGGTTAGGTTGTGGAATGTATCAAGTGTCTGCGTCCTGATTGCATCCACCGTGGCCGCGTCCACAAGCGTTTCCGGCTGCGTGACATGGGCAAGGCCAATGAAGTCATGATAGTAAGCCTGATTCCGTTCCACTACATCGTCCAGTAGCTTTTTTAGCTTCTTCTCGCTGATGCCCGCAGTCTTGCGGATTGCTTTTTCGATGTCCTTTAGGTCAATCCCGTGCGACCTCAGCGCCCGAATATCCTGTACTGTGACCTCATTGAGCTGGTCTGCCAACTTTAAGCGACTGCATATCTCATCCAGCAGCGTATCTTCAAGGGCGCGGTACAGTTCAGCGAGTTCTTCGGGGAGGGCGTCAAGCAGCTCGGGAGTGAAGGGGTACCTCTGCATAACCCGTCACCTCATTCCACCTCGTCTTGCTGCTCATCGGTCATGTCCTGCATCTTCGGCAGCGCCGCCTTTGCGGTTGCCTCGTCCTCGTTCATCCACTTCATGCGGAACTCCCAATCGTTCATGATGCCCGCCTGCAAGAGTTGCATATCACGGGAAAAATCGGTCTGCTTGTCCTCAATTATGCTGTCATCGAAATCAATGCTGATCTCAACATCCTCGTCAAGTCCGGCGTTCATGGCCGTGTTGCCCAGCCGAAGCAGAATGCGGCACAGCTCCTTCAATGCCTGCTCCAAGATGATCTCGTGTTTTTTGATGGTGCGAAACATGGTGGAGTTCTCGCTGATGACCTGTGTGGCAGTCGCTACGCTGCCGCCGTCGAAACGGTAATAGGTCTCGCCGAAGCCGCATTTGCTGGACAGGATATTGAGCTGGTCTTGGATGCCCGTGTTATGCTCCGCTGTCCGCAGGGTCATGTCGATGGGTGTAATAACAGCGCCGTCGCTCACATCCTCCGGAAGCACATAAAACGCCACATCAGATGGGTCGAATACCGGCTCACCGTCCAGATACTTTGCTGCAGACGGCTTGACCATGATTCGCTTTTTGCCCAGCCGGAACTCATTTACATAGCTGTCGTACGCAATGTCCACGCCTTGTAGCACGTCAATAGCGTTTGCATACACTGCAATGCCGGTCGGAAGCAGATAGTTGAAATTGTTGGCAATGTTGAGCCGGTCAATAACAAACTGCCGCTTGTCGCTGCCGGTATATACCACAGGCGGGATATTTTCAAAGCCTTTGACATTGGCAAGCTTCTCATCAGACAGCATTTCGTTATCATAACGGTAAATGCGATTGTCGATGATGTAGCTTCCGCCCTCGCCCTTGTGGTGGATTTGGAGATACAGGTAAGCATGGCCGTTGTGCGTCACAACGGAGGAAAACGCGCACTCGCTGATAAAGCCATTTTGCCATGCCAGCGGGTAAATGTTTTCGATGGTCACATAGTCCAGAATAATGCCGGAAGCGTTCCCGGGGACGATCTCGCCGCCCTCGTTGATCTCCTGCCCGATGACGCGCGGGATATAGGCCACCGTGCCAAGCGCGGACTTCATTTCTTGCATCTCGTTCGCCTTGACCGTGAAATTGTTCTCGGTCAGAACACGGTCAATGAACTCCTGTTCCTTCTGCCCTTCAAGGGTGATCTTGACTTTCTCGTTCATCAGCAAGTTCGCCCAATCCTCGCACAGTTTTTTCCCCATGCCGAGAGAGTAGCGCTTGCAGTTAACCATGCTCTCACCGTTACGGACGCGGTAACTGTGGAAACCTTTCACGTTTCCCTGATACCAACTTTTCCACTCCGCCACTTTGCTGTAAAATGCTTCTGGGATTGTGGAATAGCCAAGCTCATTCAGTTTTAGGATAACTGCATTGCTCATGTGTTCTCCTTTACCGTAATCGCTTCCGCACCTTTGTAAAGTACATACAGTTCGTTCGCCCTATTCAACCAGTACGCCCAATCCCGAACAATCGCATCAATAGTCTGGGCTGCCTGCTCATGTGGCATTGACAATATTGTTTCGGCCGAAAGCTCTACAGTATCACTTTCCGCATCGCCAAGATTGTTAAGCGGATTTTTCCTTTGAATCGGAAGTCTGCAATACTTTGCGCTCCCGTTTACTTTTCCTCTAATGATAGAAGGATTTTCATTCATGCAATAACTCCCATTCTGCGATATAGCGGCTCCAGCCCATAGCGGGCCGCAGAGATGCAATGGTCGTTTGCATCAGGGTATCCACTGATAATATCGCCGTCTTTATTCCGCTCATATTCATAAGCCACGAATTCCTCGCAAGCGTGAGGTGTGCGCCGCCGGTCAATTACAATTTTGGAGCGCCGCGCAAGGTACTTCATCGAATAGTCCAAAGACCCTGGGCCTTTGACCGCGCCTTTTGCAGGAAGCCCCATTGCTCGGAAGTCCGCTACACTCTTAGGCTCTGCGCTGTCGCAGATTATGTATGCGTCCGTGTACCCCTTGTCGAGAATCCATTGTGCCGTTTCTGTGTTGCTTTTTTTGTGGCAGTAATATTCGTCGAGAAAATAAAGCGTATTCCTTGCGCTGTCATACGCCATTCGCAGAAAAGCAAAGGCATCCGGGTAAAACCCAAAGTCCACGCCCTGATAAATCCTGTCAAAGTGGCTGATTTCCTCGTCGGTGATTTCCCGCAGATCCAAATTTTCAAACACATTGCCGCCAGTGCCAACAGGCACACCCAGATATTCGTGTTGGTATGCCCGCTCGTCTGTGGCCTTCAGGTGTTCGGCTTCATCAAGGAACTGCTGCCCCAACCATTCAGGTGGCGCTTGCAGATATGTCGACTTGTGGCACAAGCGGTCAGCGCGTGCTTCCAAACTGTCTTTGTTTGCCCAGTTGTCTCGGCTGATCGGCGGGTTATAGCTCTCAAAGTTCCAATACTTTGAGCCGCCGCGCATGGTGGACTGCAAAATGTTTCGGATTTCTGCGCGTCCAGCAAACTGGTCTTTCTCTTCAAAGTGCGTCACGGCGATATAGCCGAACGGAGCCTTGATAGACTTGATCTTCATGGGGTCATCGGCGCCGCGAAACATGATCTTCTGGCCTGTCGGCTTATAGATCAGCTCCATTGGGGAAACCTTTGCTTCCCAATACGCTGCCATGCCCAGCTCTCCAATTGCCCAAATGTACTGTGCATAGACGCTATCGCGGATCGTATTTGCCACTTTTCGCAAGACGAGCGCGTGAGTGCCCGGATTCCCAACCAGCAGAAGCGGAACGATAATTGATACTGTGGAGGATTTCAGCGACCCGCGCCCGCCGCTAAAATCGTAGTGCGTGTGACCATGATGGAAAATGTCATGCGCAATGTCATAAAACGCAGGGCCGATTTTCTCGGACAGGAAAATATCAGACATCGATAATCACCTTAACGACGGAATCGGTGCTGGAATTGTCTTGCTTATCAAACACGCCTGTATGCTTTGCAAGCATTTCAAGCGCCTTTAGCTTGTTTGCATATTTCAAATCGCTTTCTGTGCAATCAGACGCAGGCTTGTCCGCGATTTCTTTTAGCTTTTCAATCACATAGTCCTGCGTTACTTCCGTCCGCTTCTGCCTTTCCGCCTTTGCTTTTTGGATAGCAGCCGAAACGTTACTATTCGTAACCAACTGCCTACCTTTCTCGGCGTTCTTATACCCTGCTCTTGCGGCTGCCTGTGTGGCATTCAAATCCACAAGATATTCTTGCACAAATCGTTCTTGCTTTGCTGTTAATGCCATTCATCACCACCTCGCCGCTTTTATTTGCTACCTGCCCCCACCACTTGGCTACAGTAACAGTCTTTACCCGCTCCGCGGGGCAACTCTTTGCTGCACTGTGGCAACGGCGCTCCTATTTTGGCACGGGCGGCTGGAGTCGAACCAGCACATACGGGAGTCAAAGTCCCGTGCCTTACCTTTTGGCTACACCCGCATAAAAGCAGACACCCGCGAGATATCCCGCGAGTGTCTGCTTGCCGGTAACGCTCTTGCGAGGCCGCTTGCGCGGAAGCACCCATTACCGCCTGTGCCTTAACCTATGGAGGAAAGAAATAGGATAACAATGAAATTTCGGGTTGTGGGCTGACTGGTTCCACTCTCCGATGATACTATTTTAGCACGTTTTTATGTGCCTAATGGGCCAACTTTTAGGAAACCAGGCCCAAATAATCCGCTACGTGCCACAAAAATGCAGCTTTGCGGCGCTTCATGGTTCTCTCGCTGAATCCGCATCCGTCCATGAT